CGCGCTCTCTCGGGCCTTAGCCTGAGAAACCATAGGAGCTTACAATCATGACTTTCATTGATCGAGAAACAGCCGTTCGCCTTATTACCTCACATCAAGAGATATCTTTTCTCTCGTTTGTGGAGTATCTGGAGAACAACGGATGCAGAGATGACTTGGGCAAATTTTTGCGCTTGTCAGACTCTTTCCGCGATAAACTGGTCCTGGCCTTTGTGAGTCATGAGGCAAATAAGTTTAAGCGTCCGCAGTCTCTTATCGACACGGTCATAAGTCGTGCCGAACAAGATGCTGTTTACACTGGCCCTACAGAGGGTCGGTTGGTCAGCACGGCCGAGTTGCTCGGAGAAATCCGAAACGACAAGGCAATGGGCTGATTTGCTTAGACATGTTTGTTGTCTGCTCCCTTAGGTGCTCTCTCTTTGTCAGACGACACCCGATTGGGGTAGTACCCTAACCGATCGTTTGCTTACTGGAGGTTACACGATGACGGAAATTTATGAGAAGAAGAGTAAGTGGTACATGCCAGGTCAATACCAGTTTTCTGGTTTTGACCGTATTGGCGCGTTCACTTATCCTGCTAGTGGGAGTGGTGATATCGGACATACGTCCGGTGCCAATCACCTCACTGGGACTTATTTGCCTGGCTGGAAGTCAATCATTAGGTCTGGTCAGGGTGCGACCACTGCTTTGAGCGGTGATTTCACCAGGACTTCGACTGCGTGGTTGTCTGCTGCTTTAGCACTTAAGTACCTTCCAATATATTTTCCGCCTTTAGGGTTTGCGCAGGGCCGTAGTCTGGGGACTTATATCCCCTTACAAGATTACGGCATCCCGGCGGTTCCCTCGCACATCCAGTCCCGAGTTGAAAACCGAGCAATTTCTAAGTTTATTTCTAACTCAGATTCTATTCGGTCAGCAGCGCTGACTGGAGAAGATCTGGGCGAGATAAGCCAGACTTTGCGAGCCATCACGAACCCATTGGGGTCCTTACGCCAACTCACCCTCGGCTATTTCTCGAAGCTAACGAAAGCTAAGAGGTTGGCACGAGGATCAAAGATTGGTTTACGGACCGCACTGTCTGATTCTTACCTTGAGTACAGATTTGGTTGGAGACCATTGGCTTCTGATATCGCTGGTGCTTATGAGCATCTGATCGGTCTTACGGACCGCTATGATACTCAGAGGTGCCGCGGATCAGCTGAGGAAGGTTATTACTTTCTTCAGTTGCCAGATGCAATCTCCGTCGCGAATCCACTCGTAGTACGATATTTAGTCAATTCAACGGCTAAATATGCAGTCACCTATTTAGGTGGAATCAGGACTGGGGTAGACGAGCGCGGTAGGATGGGGAGTCTTCAGGCTTTCGGCCTGGATCTTCCTCATTTGATCCCTACTGCGTGGAATCTAATTCCCTATTCCTTCGTGGTAGATTATTTCGTCAATATTGGCGATATAATCTCAGCTGCGTCGTGGGCGTACAGTAACTGCGTTTGGCTACAGAGGACCGTCCGATATACCATGACCAGCAAGGCTGGTGGTTTTAAGGTCGATCCAATTAATCCAAATGTAGCGACTGGGTCCACGTCGTGTCTTGGCGGTAACTCAGTGATTGAACGGACGACGTTTCTGCGTCAGCGACACGCTCCATCAACCTTGGTGCCTACTTTGCAGTTTAATCTGCCAGTATCATCGAGGCCTTGGAAGAATATCGCTGCCCTGATCTCGTCGAATGTGAGATCGCTTGTTCCTTTCTTTCGATAGGAAGAAGTGTAGGTTAGACAAATGTCTTTAGCTTTATCGTCGCCTGTTACAGGTGGGGCCCAAACTGGTTTTACGTCTCCGACGTATACCATTACCCCCGACACAGCTCCTACCAGCTCGGGTCTGCAGTACGCTGTTACCGCCAAAGGCGGTACTCAGCCATCTGCAGTCGATGCTGCAAGCTCTGTGTCAAGACCCTTCACGGTTACTCTGCAGCGCCCTCCGACCCTTAAGGTCCTGGGTGCTGTGGATCCCGTGACGGGAGTTCTCCGTGCTGTTCCGAAGAACACGTGGAAGGTCATTGTCCGAAAAGGCGTGACACCGCTTGCCGGCCAAGCTCCCAGCTTATTTTTGATAAGCATGAGCATGGACGTGCCGGCGGGGTCGGACCTTGCGGACCCTGACAATATACGTGCAGCGGTATCCCTTGCTGTCGGAAGCCTTAACCAGGCTTCTGCTGGCATTGGTGACTCGCTGAACTCTGGTGTGATTTAAGTCTCACATTAGAGAGTTTCTTTGGAAATCACGGGAGGTAATATGGGCCTTAGTCCTGTTATTCTTACTGAGACTGTCTCGCAAGATGTCTCCGGAGTCTTGACCTTCGACCCAGTAGGTCTAAGTCAAGCTCCACCAGATGCTTCGTCAAGCGAAGTTGCTGCGTTTGAGTTGCTAAGGTCGATCACTCGTAAGTGGTCGGCCCGCGATTCGAACGCAGATGACAATGCTTGGTCGAAGTTCCTTGCATCCAATAAAACATGCGAGGACTGGAGTCTTACTTTCGAGTCTGAAGCTGATTTTATCCTGTTCAGTTTACTGAAGCAGGAAGTCAGCAACTTTCTCGATTGGGGGACTGGGTTCCTTATCCCTTCCTATTATGATGTTTTGCATAAGGGAAGAGTGGGACCTGGGTCATCGGTCGGTGCTATTGGCCAGAGTTTTTACTCAAAGCTTTTTAGCTCGCCGTTGACTGCGACATCACGTGTACTCTATACTATGTATAGAGCGTATACCGGATTATTCCCGGAGTGGGCTAATGCGGAAGTTACTCGCTTAGCCAACTTTGGGGAGTGCCGATATATCGACAGTAGCAAAACAAGCTTTGCTCCAAAAACGCGTGACTGCTCTAGACTTATTTGCGTTGAACCCTCTCTGAACACTTTTATTCAGTTAGGGGTTGGCGCACTTCTGGAGGACCGGCTCTCTCGATATTTCCATATCGATCTGAGTCGGCAACCATCAGTTAATAGGTCTTTGGCTCAACAGGGTAGCCTGGACGGAAGTCTATGTACTATAGACCTGTCCTCCGCTTCTGACTCAATCTCTATAAAGTTGTGTAGGGCCTTATTTCCGTCTTGGTTTTTCGAAACCTTGATGGAGACGAGATCACCTTACACGACGTGTAGAGGTCAGAAAGTTGAGTTGAATATGATATCTACTATGGGGAATGGTTTTACGTTCCCTTTACAGACGTTCATATTTACAGCCATGATACGAGCCGTATATCGCTTCTTAGAGATTCCTCTACTAAGTAGCGGACGCATTACCTACGGATGCTTCGGTGACGATCTGATCGTGCGGAAAGATTCTTTCCGCAGCGTTCTCCGTTTACTGAAGATATGTGGGTTTAGCGTTAATAGCTCGAAGACCTTCCATGAAGGTCCGTTCCGGGAGTCTTGCGGTGCTGACTATTTTAATGGTCAGCAAGTGCGTCCGGTCTACATTCGTAAACTGGATTCACAGCAAGACATCACGGTAGCCATCAACCTTTTAAACGAGTGGTCCGGTGTTACTGGCATCTCTCTCCCCATTACTGTACAATACTTGTACAGTGGGCTAACATCCGCTTCTAAAGGGATGCTAGTACCATTTGAGGAGTCTGATGACGCAGGACTTCGGGTGCCATTCGAATATGCCTCACCTCATCTTGATAGAGATGCGAACGGTTCCTATTTATATAGGAAATACGTCAGTGTCTCTAAAAGGATACTGTGTGGCAGGGGTGTTATTAAGACACCTCTTGGGTTGAACTGGAGAGGTCAGCTGATTTACAATCCATCCGGGTTGTATTTATCAGCTCTCCAGGGTTGTTTGGCTTCTGGTACCTTCGCGGTCAGGCATGATCGCCCAAGGTACAGAGCAAAGCGGAC